ACTGACAGATATCTGAAACGAGCGTGACAGATATCTAAAACAAGAGTGGCTAAAATCTGATTATTTTTATATCCATCTGAGATATTTCGCCTGATTTGTGAATAAACGGTAGATGCTGTTTAGAATATCCTCTCCTATTTTCTATAGAGGCTTAATCTGCGTTCTCCTTAACCAAATCTCGCTAAAAAAAGAGTGCAAAGGTTTTCCATTCACCTTTACACTCTTTGCTGTCGGGATGACTGGATTATGGCGACAGAAAAATAACAGTGTAACTATTTGATAATCAATAGGGATATTTTATGAAACATAGTTCTTTTCACCGATTTTTTACCGATTATACACCTTATAGAAGTATCTGATAATCAAACATTTGAGTGGTATATTTATATTTTTGCGTGATTAAAAACACCGTATTTTCACTCATATTATCCTTTTGGATACAGTTTTATTATCCGACATTTGCCACTTTTTTAGAAGGCTCTTCAGACAACTCTTGTACGAGTTTTGCTGTTAGCCTATCAATTGTTTTTTGCTGACTATCTATAGTCTTTTGTTGTGTGGAAATTACTGAGTAGAGTTTTTTCTTATCTGTATCAATCTCACTTTTTTCTCCCATAACAAGCCAATTAGCATCAATCCATTCGAAGCTCTCTATAATCTTCACGATGAGTTCATAACTTGGTTTATTCCTGTCTTTGGCGATACTTCTGATAGTTTGATCGCCAATGTCTATTTTTCTTGCAAAAGAGCTGATAGTATGTCCCTCTTTTTCAATAATATAGCGAACTCGATCGTTTATAGTTTCTTTTTCCATGAGCCCTGCTTTAAAATTTAAATTCATTTAAATGAGTGAAATAATCACTCAAATGTTTGTGTATTCCAAAAATATGTTGCATCTTTGCGCTACGTAATAATTTATGCGCTACGAAAATAGTAAAAAATATTTGAAGTAGCAATAAAACTTAAAAAAAACATCAAATATGGAATTTAAAGATTATGTAAATTCTTTGCCAAATGAAAGAGAACAAACCATTATGGATTTGGCGAAGATTTGTCGAGTATCGAATTCGACAGTGTACAGATGGTTACGAGGCGACTTTATGCCAGACCCTCTGAAAAGAAAGGTCATTGCGGATTATTTGCGAAAATCCGAAAAAGAACTCTTCCCCAATGTGTGATGAGTGTAGGAACTGTAAGTTCCACCGTAATTGTATTAATGGGCTGTATTGCTTAAAACTCAAAGAGTATGTACAATACAGCAATATAAAAAAATGTCAATCTAAGAAGAAACTATGAAAGTAAAAGAATTTGAAGAAGCTATAGATGCTCTTGGTAGTGATATTGTAATTGACGAGATGAAGTTAAGACATTCATACGTCAGGCAGGTAAACGGACATAAAGGCGACCTACATATTGTATGGGACGAATATGGTCGAGCTTATTCTTATAAAAAAGAAGATGAGAAAGACATTTTCCTTACACAAAAAGAAGATGGAAAATTCCACAGTGTTATTGGTATACCTCTCAAGAGAGAGATGAAATTTGACCTTAATATCAAGCAACTATGACCAGTATAAGAAGAGTAAGGAAAGCCTTTAAGCGAAAGTCTGGCATTAAGACTATCACCTGTCGTGTTTATTACAAAAATAACCAAAACCGTCCATTCAATATTTCTCCAATACTTCGAAAGAAGCTAAGAAGAGTATTTACTGAAAAAATGAGAATTAGTTTAAAAAGACCATGTACATCGACAAAGACAGTTGGGGTAAATACTCCATCAATGATTTAACCGAAAGGGAATTATTCCTACTAAGAGAGTCTCTCAGGGTATATGCACAATTAAATTTGGGTCGTATACATCCTGCGGACAACGTTGCGATATTAAGTTTTGACCACCAATTCAATAGCATCACACGACATGGGAAAGAAGGGCAACAGAAGATGGAACTCCCAAGACGATGAGTTTGTAAGGCAAAACCTTGGAAAAATGTCGTTTGAAGATATGGGGAAACACTTGGAGCGTAGTCCTATGTCTGTCAGACTTTACGTATTGCGCCGTAAATTGACAACAGGTCAGTTGGTAAAGCGAAATTTATTGATAGCACTGCTTAAGATAAAATTTCGCCATCCCGAGGACTTTACCCCTACAAGACTCTTTTACAACGAGACAGGTATTGGGCAACGTCGGTATTGGGATTTATATTTTGGACGAAAGCCTATTACAGGCAAGGAATATGCATCCGTAGCAGAATATCTGGGTGTATCCATAACGGAAAGTATCGAAAGCCGACAGCTGGAGTTGTTTACAGAAGAAGATTTGAAAAAATGATAGATAAGAATTTCATAGATAAAGTAAAATCTGCGCTAAATATAGTAGATGTTATTGAATCTTTTACACATTTACATAAAGCAGGTGTGAACTATAAAGGTGTATGCCCATTTCATGACGACCATACTCCCTCTATGATGGTTAGCCCGTCAAGGCAGACCTATCATTGTTTTGTTTGTGGAGCGAGCGGAGATGTCATAGCCTTTATTCAGCACCACCTGAATATGGATTTTATGTCAGCTCTTCGTTGGTGTGCTACTCAAGCCGGATTAGAGTTCCCCGAAAAGGAAATGAATCCGGAAGAAGAAATGCGCTACAAGCAGAAGGCAGCACAGCGAATTGCAATAGAAGCTGCAGCAAAATTCTTTCAGAAAAATTTGCAGCAGGCGGAGAGTTTCCTTGCTACGCGCGGATACCATATTTCTGATAAGGCTTTAACCGATTTTGGTGTCGGGTATGCACCTATGGGGAATGTGGCGATGTCAGAACTCACCAAAGCCGGCTATTCCCTGCAGATGTTGCAAGATGTAGATGTAGTGGGCAATAATGAAGGGCGCACCTATGACAGGTTCAGAGATAGGTTGATGTTCCCATTCTATGACATGCAGGGGCATGTCATAGGATTTTCGGGGAGGATCATCACACCTAAAGATGGTGTCGGGAAATATGTAAACACCGGTGAAACACCTTTATTTACAAAAGGCAAGCATATCTTCGGACTATATCAAGCCCGGCAATCTATCGGCAAGCAAGGTTTTGTTTACCTTGTAGAGGGACAGTTCGATGTGATGTCCCTGCACAAGGTAGGTGTAGAAAATGTTATCGGTGGCAGTGGTACCGCATTCACCGATGAGCAGGTAAAACTGCTGCTACGCTTTACAGATTACATCGTAATGGTCTATGATGCAGATGCAGCAGGAGTGAAAGCATCGCTGAAGAACTGCGAACTTCTATTGAAAGCCGGAGCAAAGGTGAAGTGTATCCGTCTTCCGAAAGGAACAGACCCCGACGAATTTGCGAAAGAGAATGGTGCTGGGACCAAAGTAAAGCTGCACGGGTTGACGGAATCGTTTCCAACAGCCTTTAAGAAGATGATAATACCGCACGGCTGCAAGGACGAAACAATCATCAGCAACGGGTTGAATACAATATGTTCACTCATTGCTTGTGTTCAGGATGCAGCTCTTCGTCTTGAGTATATGAAATCTGTTACCAAGGAGTTCAAAACTAAATTCAACATCATCGACGAAATCGTGCGAAATCTCCGCCTGAAGATAAAAGAAGTCCTGCCTAAATCAAAAATGCAGGCAGGACTTTTCGGTATAGATTCATTGAAAGAAAACATAAAAAAAGACAGCCCTGCTATTCTGACATCGGTGATGCAGGACTTCCTCGACCAATATGGAGAAGAACCTATCGTATATGTGGCAGGTCGTCCACTGAACAATGACATTCAGGAGATCCGCCGTGTGTATTGTTACTTTATTACTTCGGAGACAGGTTGCAGTATCAATGCAGATGGTGAGGAGAGTGATTACCTACACACGTTGGCAGAGATGTTTCGCTCTGGCATCAATATACAAATCACTCATAATGATGCTACAGGTTCATTTGTAGATTATTATATTGCGCTGCATGCACCTTTCCTAAGAGAATATTTGGGCGATAAAGCCCCTCTTATAAAAAGATGCATCGAGCTCACTTCTTATGTGGAAGAGAGCATTGTTACTATAAAGCGCAAAGACTACTGTTCTGCCCTGCAGCTCAGTAAGGGTGATTTCGACGAAATCCGAAAGCCTTTCGTCCAGAAACGTAAATCTACGCTGAAAGTAAATCAACTAAACGACAACCTTGCAGATGAAGAGTTCGATGTGAACGAGCCTCCCGATTACGTTAAAGAGAATGAGGAGTACCGCAAGATGTGGCGAGAATGTAACTATTACCCTCGCCTTAATAAGAAGAGTGAACCTGTATGCTATATGTTCCGAAACAAGAACGGCAACGGCATGACACAGGTAGCCGACTTCTTTATGACACCATTGCTGCACATTTTCTCTGATGATTTTGAGCAGAATAAACGCGTTCTGCGTATCAACCGCCGCTACTACGACACACCTATTTACATAGAGATACCCTCAAAGGCTATGCTAAAGATGTCATCGATAGAGGAGGTGCTTATCAATTATGAAGCTGTAAACTTCAACGGTGAAGAATGGCAATGGAAAGCCATCAAGACATATATGAGTAGGCATTTCGTAATGTGTTCGGAAGTTAAAACTTATGGGAACCAACAGAGCGAGGGTATGAGCAGAAAGACCGATGAACAATTCTTTTCCTTTGCGAATGGCATATTCCACAATGTCGATGACCAATGGAGATTTGACCCAGTCAATGAACTGGGTGTCGTTACTCACAATAAGAAGAACTACTACCTGCCTGCTTTCTCTACAATTTACGCAGGCAGCGGAAAACAATCAGACAAATACGAACTCATAAGCCAGCTGGTATATAAAGAAGTGCCTGCAGACAAAAGGGTGTCATTTAAGAAATGGGCTTCCTTAATGGATCAGGTGTATAAAATCAACGATAATGGAAAATGGGCTATCATATTTGCCATTATGTGTGCCTTCCGAAGCAACATACACTGTATAGACCGTTTGTTCACTGCTCCGTTTTTCATGGGTCCGATGTCATCGGGTAAAACACAGATAGCAATCTCAATTCGTTCTTTGTTCATATCACCCAACATTCCTATTTTCAACCTGAATACGGGTACAGATGCAGCGATGTCCACTATTATGGGAACGTTTAAGGACGTGCCTGTTGTACTCGATGAGTACAATAACAAGGACATCAGCGATACGAAATTTCAAGCTTTGAAAGGTATCGTTTACGACGGCGATGGTAAGCAGAAGAGAAGAGGTACATCAGGAAGGGAAATCGAAAACGACAAAGTATTCGCCCCCGTCATTATATGTGGGCAGGAAACGCCACAGCGCGACGACAATGCTCTGATGAGCCGTGTCATCGTATGTGAAGTTCCGAAACCTCGCAACAGAACTCCAGAGGAAGTGCGAATATTTGAGGAACTCAAAAACATAGAAGACCCCAACAAAGTAGGATTATCAAATGTCCTCCTGCAGATATTGGAGCTACGACCTATGTTTATGGACCACTTCCGACAATTAAAGCAGGAAGCATACAATGAGTTGAAACAAGATGTTATCAACTCAGGCGAAATGGACCGTCTGATGAAGACTGCCTCCTTATTCTTGGGAACTGTGAAGCTCATTGAGCAATATTCCAACCTGCAGCTTCCTTTTTCTTATGCCGATTTTTTTAAGATAGCACAGGAAAAGATTAAGTTTCAACTCTCACTTATTCGCAGCACTGATAAGCTGGCTATGTTCTTTACAGCTGTAAACAACATGATAGATACCAAGCAGGTTGTTGAAGGTCGCGAGTTCCTCATTGAGCAACCGAAGAATGTTACAGGTAAAGACTCTCGTGGAGATAAACATACCTTCACCTTCGAACCAGGTACCAACGTTCTATTCTTACGCTTGAGTGCCATTTTCGCAATCTTCGACCGTGGAGGATACAATACAGAAGGAAGCACACTCTCCACACTGGAGCAGAATCTACGAAGCCACCCCTCTTATATTGGCACTGTTCCTTCGCGCCGCTTTACATGGGAAGAAACAATTGAGGTTCCAAGAAACGATGATCAGGAAACAGTTGTCAAAGTACGCAAACCAAGAAGTACTTCTACCAGCGCAATTATCATCGACTACGATAAGTTTATGGAATTGTATAACATCGACTTCCGTAGAACATTTACCGAAGAAGCTGCTCCTACAAAGGAACAGGAAACGCCTCCTGCAGCTCCAATCACACCTACAGAACAGGCATTCCCTTTCCCTCCGATGAAAGATAGTGATGAGCCATTTTAAAACAGACAGATAATAACAATATATAAAAAAATAATGAGCAGGGAAACAATATGAAAACATACGTAATCACAATATCAAAACATTTCCTTACAACGCACAAGCGAGCAGGGGAAGAAACGAACTTCAAAGAAAAGTTCCTAAACGGAGAGAAGATACACACTATACGGGTGAATCACCCACTATGGGAGAAACGCATCAAGGAAGCGCAGGAGGGACGTGCCGTGCTATCCGTCCGCCAATGGACGGGGAAACCTTATCGCAGTAAACAGGTGGAAATCGCACGGCTTACTGCCGAGAATGGCATAGGCGTACAGCAATTGGATATATTCGATTTTATGCACCCTGCAAAAGTAGATAGTTGCCAGTTGGTTGATTTAAGAGATTTGGCAAATAACGATGGTCTATCTTTTTCAGACTGGTATCACTGGTTCTGCTTGGCTGATGTAATAAAGCCAATGGCAATTATTCATTTTACTAAATTCAGATATTAAAAAAAAAGAATATGACATATACTCACGCATCACTCTTTTCTGGTATCGGTGGAGCAGAACTCGCTGCCTCGTGGTTGGGGTGGACTAATGTATTTCATTGCGAAATACAAGAGTTTCAGCGGAAAGTTTTAGAGTATTGGTTTCCAAA